GTTTCATGAGTATGACTCCTGTAACCATTAGATGGATGCAAGTTGGGAAAACGCGTGACAAAGGGCTGCTTATATACACAGACGAAGGCGATTATTCAGTAGACTTAAGGAAAGGGCATAAATTTCAAATAAGCAAGGCAGGTGCAGACAAATGCGAAGCAGGGACGAGATAAGGGCGTATGCAAAGGAGAAGGGCGTCAAGATGGTAGACGTTGCAGGTGTTATCGGAGTCAGTCGGCAGCGGCTTGCTAACATTATGCGAGAGAGCATGAACGGTATGTGGGAGAAGAAGATTGTCGATGCTATCGATTTGGTGTATGCTAAGGAGACAAAGCCGTTTCACGAGCGCACAAGTGAAGAGCGGGTGAAGATGGCTGAACACGAACAGCGATACGAATGTATGGAAAACGACAACAGCATACGGATTATCATGAAGGACGAAGGCGCAGTACAGGAGATAGACGAGATCTGGTTTGGCAGTACATGGGCACCTAATGCAGGATGGCTTGTTATCGGATTAGAGGACTTGCGTATGGCGCTTGAAAAGGCAGGATACAAGATCGAGAAGGACAGATAACAGATGGCGAAACGGTTAGCAGCGTTGCCGGAGATTGCAAACATAGACTTGAGCAAGGAACTTTTTAACGAAGTATTCTTTCCGCACTTGCTTACGATACACAACTACGAGGCGTATTTTGGCGGTGCAGGTTCAGGCAAGAGTACGTTTGTCGGGGGGCAGAAGCTGCCGTTACAGCTAACAGTGTTTGAAGGACGAAACCTTGTATGTCTGAGACAGCAGAAGAGCGACTGTATTACGTCTTGTTGGGGTGAGATTTACAACGGTTTGAAGAAGTTTCATCTGGACGATTATTGGGACATAAAAGAGAATCCTGTACACAAGATGATCAACCGGTACAACGGCAACGAGATACTGTTTGAAGGTCTGGACAACATAGAGGACATCAAGTCTATCAAGTTTACAAACAAGGGCGGTACGGCAGGAGATGCAAACGTAACGGATATCTGGTACGAGGAAGTCAATGCAGAGCCAAACAAAGCTGTTATAGAGGAACTGGACAGGCGGCTTCGAGATCCTAAGATCAAGTGCCGCCTTATCCTTACATTCAATCCTGTATCCAGAACACACTGGCTTTACGAGTATGTCATGCACGAGTTACAGGTCAAGGGCATAGACTCTCTTGTTTTGAAAACGACGTACAAAGACAACCGGTTCTTGCCGCCTGATTACGGAGAGAAGCTGGAACGGTTCAAGATTACTAACCCTTATGCGTATCAGGTGTATGCACTTGGGAACTGGGGTACGATGGGGCAGACGGTATTCGACGCCAACAAGGTGCAAGACAGACTGAATTATCTGGAAACATATTTCAAAGACAATCCGTACATAGAAGGACAGTTTGACTTCGAAGTGGACAAGAACGGAATACCGGTCAAGGACTCGTTCAAGTTTTTCGAGACACGCAAAGGCAAGACGCATATCTTTGCAAAGCCAGACCCTAAGACACCATATGTCGTGTCCGTAGACACGGCAGGAGACGGTTCAGACTACTATGTGGCGTATGTCATGAACAACATCACCAAAGAAATGGTAGCGGTATTCAGGGACAACGGAAGTCCTAATGCTTGTGTGTGGCAGGTGTATGCGCTAAGTAAGATGTACAACGATGCTTTAGTCGGCCCTGAAATCAACTTTGACTCGTGGATTATCAAGGCTTTTCAGATCATGGGGTATCACAACTTCTACCGCAGGGAATCAAGTGTAGACAGCACACACAGAACGAAAGAACCTAAGTACGGATTCAGGACTACGTCTGCAAACAGACAGATGATGCTGACGGAAATGGTACAGTGGACAGGCGACAACATGGATAAGATTTACGATGTGGAGTTGCTTAACGAAATGCTGTTGTTTACTGTACAGGAAAAAAAACTGCATGGAATCTTTTGGGGAGCAGAGCCAGGTGCGCACGACGACTGCGTTATGGCATATGCAATCTTGTTGCAGATTTGTTCACAGCAGCATTGCACTATTCAACCAGAGAGAGTACCATTAGAAGGAGCGTGGTTACGAATAGAGTTGGAATCGGCAGTAGAGGAAGGGCGTATAGACAGACGTTCCACTTTGGACTATATTAAAAACAAAGGCGTTGCGTTTGAATCGGCAGATACAAAGTATAAGCCGAAGATCAGGATTGGGGGTTCTCGTTATGCTCGGAGGTAAACAGTACATGGAATCGTTCAAGGACGTATTGAATTGCCTGTACGATTTGTCCGAAAAGATGGACAGAATGATTGAGCTTTTGGAAACACAAAACATGCTGAACGCAAAGGACAAGGAAGAAAAGAACAGTCAGCTTAGAGACAACGAAGGAATGTACAACTACCAGTATTACAAGCAACGCAAAGCAGGACTTATCGGGAGGGATAAATAGTGAAACGATTTCTTGACGGTTCAGTAGAACAGGAAGGATCTATCAACTACTCTGACTTAATGACGGAAGAGCAGATAGCCAGAGGCCAGCGTTATTCAGACCAGTACTGGACACGCAGGGCAGAGGTAGACGCAGCATACAAAGAAGAATGGGATTACCTGCAACGTTTATACGAGGGCAAGCGTGATCCTGTAGGCGACGATCCTGATTTCCCAAACAGCTTTATACCTGTTATCACACCGACAGTCGAGGGGCAAGTTGCATCCATGCTTGAAAGCCAGATCGACTTTTTTCATGTCACCAACAATCCTGGGCACAAAGCGTTTATGCGCCAGCTTGATGCAGCTTCTGAATATTACAGGCGTAAGTCACGTTTCAAGGAACATCTGAAAGACTTCGCAAGGTACTACGACTTATTGGGAAACTGCTGGATTACGATCAGTTGGGAAGATTCGATCAGCAATAACCCGACAAAACCGAAGGGATATCCACGAATCAGTGTGCCTCCTGTCCTGTCAGTGCTTGTAGACGGTACAATCAAGGATGCCAAGGATATGCAGTATGCGCAGTACATCATCCGTGAGATCGGGTATGTGCCGATAGAGTGGGCAATACAGGAATACGGAGAAAAGTACGCTAATGCGATTGCTCTTGGCATTAACCGAATAGAAGGCGAAGACATGGACTTGTCCTACGAAGACACGGACACGTTCATGCTTCTGCATTACTGGACGAGAGACAGAAAGACGAACAACCTGCAACTGATCGAGATGGATGTAAATGGACTGATCTTGCGTGACAGTTCTGTCGACAATCCTGATTCGCCTTTCTTCAAGTATGTGGACAACGAGTATCCCTTTGCTGTTGCAAGGATGATACCGCAGTTAGGCAAGTTCTACGGCTTCGGTGACGGTGCTATTCTGATGAAGATTCAGGAGACAATCAACAATCTGACAGACGAGTTGGAGTTGGCTGCAAGGTTCTCTGCACAGTCTAAACTGGCTGTAGACCCGAAAGCGGATATGGCAGGAGATCAGCTTACGACTAATCCTGCTGATCCGATATATTGCGAGATGCCTAACGAAAACATTAAAGTTATCGAAGCAAAGGGCATCAATCAGGTAGTACCACAGATGATTGAGTTCCTGTTGCGTGAAGCGCAGAGAATTACACGATTCCACGACATCATGACAGGTAATATGGCTGGTTCTTCTGCTACTGCAACACAGGTAAACAGCCAGATGATGCAGGGTTCTGTAGGCATTAAGGACAAGAAGTCCGATATTGCAGAGGTCATGAAGTGGGCAGACATGTACGCCTTGAAGCTCTGTCTTGAGAAGTGGGATAAGCCGTTCTGGGCAAGAGTAGGCAAGCACGACACAAGCTATGTGGACGTACAGTCTATCGAGAGAGTGCCTAACAGTACGCCTATGACGACAGATACGCTTGATCAGCTTCTGGATGAAGCGATACAGGGCAGAAAGCCTATGTTCACACAGATAGACTTCGAGACGGCAACAGACAGCGACGGAAACTATATCCTGACAGACTTGGACTTCGACACTGAAGTCGTAATAGGCGATGCTGTTCCTCGTGGACGTACAGATATGTACAACATCCTGCTTGGCTTAGCACAGATTCAGGTTCAGAACGCAGACGGTTCAGTCGGCCCGCTGGTGTCCGGTGACTTCTTGAAAGAAGCCCTTGAAGAAGTGCTTGGCATGAAGTTGCAGACAGACGAAGAACGTGTAAGTGGCTTAAAGCAGAACGCACAGGTCGTCCCACAGAGCGTTACAGGACAGAACCCTATAGGAGATCAGGGAGTAGTACAGAGGCCTCAGAACATGGTGCAGGCACCTCCCGATAACCTTGCATCTCGTCCAGGTCTGCCTGGTGCTGATCAGAGAGGACAGGTGTAACGTATGCAGAAACAAAGATCGACAGTACACACAGCACAGCTTTTAGGTTTGGCTCTTGCGGATCCGCACAGCATGGGCGTGCATAAGGCACTGAACGAAGTGTATCCTGCTTTGGCAACAAAGCTGTTTGAAGGCAATATGCTAATGCAGAAGATGGTCATGTCTGGCTTCAACATGATGAACATACTGGACTATCCTATCTGCGGTAAGTGCGAGTCTCTTGCTTTGTACAACGGCTATGCGACAGAAAGCGGTAAGCCTCATGTAAGATGCACTTGCATTAGGCAAGGGTGTGGCGCTTCTACAATCAGACCTGTTACGCTAAGGCGCTGGTTGTTTGACGAGTTAAGAAAGAAGATGCCGAAAGAAGAAATAGAGGATCTCGATTTCAAGTTTGACGCAATAGCGCAACGTATGCTGGATGTTCACAAAAAGCATATGGCTCGTATCTGGGCAGAACGACAGGCAGAAGCAAATAAGCAGATGCTTGTAGACCAGAAACTGGAAACAGGCAAGACCGAACATGTGCCGTATGTCAAGCACAACGCAACAATCAAAGTACCGAAGAACGCAGTTATTATACCGGACGATGAAGAGGAGGACTCTGACGATGTATGACAAGAAAACAAACACAATCACGTTTCCGCACATTATTATCAGACCGTTTCTGGCAGGAAGAGAGTACACATTCAACGACATACACGGCGGTATCTTCCCTATTGCCAAGTTTAACCTTGTTGTAGACAGCTTCTTGGGAGGCAATGTAGACCTGTTAGGCTTGGTTAAGGAGTACGGATTCTACCTGTGCCCTGACCGATTCGACAAGCAACGTATCCGTGGCTTCTATTTCCCGGACCCTGACATTCTTACAGATGCAGGCAAGCGACTGCTGGAAGAACATTACAAGGGTGTTACAATTGTGTACGAGAAAGTGTCTGCTACTCCGCACAAGGCTATTTCGTCAGAGGATATGCAAAAGAAGATAGAACTGATACAGGAAGCCAAGAAGTACGGAGTACAGGCATACGAGGTAGACGGCGCAAGCCTGAAAGAAGTAGAGGGCGTACTGAAAGCCGCTATGTCCGGGAAGTCCGGAACCCAGACCGTTGTAGAGAACAGGGGCGTTTCGCAGGTAGACGATGCAGATACGCAGGTCAAGCACAAAACGCCTATTCGCAGGGGGGCGAGGTAAATGCCGTACAAGAGCGCAAAACAAAGGGCGTACTTCAATGCCAATCGCAAGAAGTTGGAACGTCAAGGTGTAGATGTAGGACACTGGAACAAGATGTCCAAAAAGAAGAAGGTTGCCAAAAACAAGTAATTTTAATTTATACCCCTTGACAGCGGATGTTACACTGAAGGTGAAGCATCCGCTTCTTTGCGTCCGTACCACGCTACACGGTACTATGCGAATACCAACGCTTAATTATGGGAGGAAACGATTATGAAAGAGAACCTTGAAAACTCAAAAGACCGTAAATCCACAAGACCTGCTGTTGCTACTCCTGTTGAATTGTCAGACGACTTTTCAGAGGTGGACGTTGAAGAACTTGAGTTTGACGACGACGGCAATCTGATAGGTGCAGACGACTTGGACGACGATTCCGAAGACGATTCGGAGTTGGGCGAAGACGAACAGGACGACGCTGAATCTTTGGACGAACAGGAAGAAGAAACAGAGTCGGACGAAGAAGAAGCACCTAAGGCAAAGCCAGCAACAAAAAAGAAGTTGACTCCTGCTGACATCAAGGTGATCGAACTGAAGAAAGAACTGAAAAAAGAGCAGAAAGAAAAGCAGGAACTTGCGCAAAAGATAACTGCCAAGCAAAATGCACAGGTAGAGACAGATCTTGTTGCCAAGTATGTAGCACAGGGATTCGACGAGGATACTGCAAAGGACAAGGCCAGCATGGACATACGGCTTAAATCCTTTGAGGAAAGACAAACGCTGATAGACTTCAGGGAAGAAAACTACGAAGTGTTTGCAAGGTATCCGAAAGCAAGAGCGTATGCAAAAGAGATTATGCAAGCTGCAAACGCTGGATTCTTGTCAGTCGAAGAGATTTGCAGAACTAAGTTTGGCGGGAAACCTGAAAGGGAAGAACGTGCAAGCGCAGCTGCAAGAGGACAGTCTACACGAGAAGTTGCAGATGACGGTCAGAGAGTATCAAGAGCAGACAGAGCGGGCAAAGCGCCTACAGCAGAAGGATTGACAGCAGAACAACGCAAGGATAAGGCGCAGTTGGAGAGAGTCTTCAACAACGGAAAGAAAATGACAGTACAGGAATACTTGAACGTATCAAGACTATAGGAAGGAATGAATATATATGGCTATTAAAGTTAAGAACCCCAACGGACTTCCGGTATTGCAGTGGTATGCAAAGTCCACCAATATACTGGCTAATCAGTTGATCAAATCAGACACAGGTGCTTCTCCTGTTGCCGCAACGCACACAGGCCAGACCATCCTTGGCATTACCTTGGAAGACCAGGACACGGCTAACGGCATCGTCTATTTCTACCCCATTACCGGACAGGTATTGGAGATTGACTTCGACCCTGATGCGACAAAGACCTCGTTTGCAGTAACAGACCTTGGTTCGCTGTACGACATGGTTGTCACAGATGGCGATCAGGTGCTTGACCCAGACGACACAACCGGTGGATTCCTGTTCCTTGTCGGCTACAATAACGATGCACACAAAGCATATGTTGTTGTCGATGCGGCAGATATCCTCTTGTCAGCGTAACAGCAGGACAACAGCGTAAAGAAAGGATTGAATCAATATGGCTAACGGAAGAATGACAGACGTAGAGAGAATGACCGAAGCTGGCGTTGACATGATTTTCAACAAAGCAGTTAAGATGCCTCGCAAAAAGTTATATCCTATGATCTCTACCGAAAAAAAGCAACCAAAGCTAATCGGGAAGTACGACTCACTCGGAGATCTGACCGCCGCCGCCG